AGATGCAGCGTAGTCTCGTGGGCTCGGAGATGTGTATAAGAGACAGGTATTAAACATTCAACATTTCAAAGATAACAAAAGCAGATTTATTAATCAATAGGGTAAACACCCTATAAACACATGAAGTATGAGAAAGATAAAGATTTGGCTTAATTGGTTTAGTGCGAAAGATGCACGGAAATTAGTAGAGAACTACAGTCGTTTGAAACCAGCGCTTAAAGAAATAGCAAAAGGGGCAAAACAAGGAGGAGAAACGTGTTTTGTATATGCTCTCACTTCAGAGGACATAGACAAACTAATTAGGTTAGGATATAGTGTTGAACTACGCTTGACCCAAACAATAAACGGTGTAACATTGAAAAAATATTTAATCAAGTGGTAATATGGCAGCATTGAATTTGAATTACTCATTTTTGAAAGGAACGCGAAAGGTTAAGTATGAAGACTACATGCTTTTGCAGGAAGATTTGATGAAAGCTTTGGGTACAAAGACCAAGCAACATTACTATCAAAAGCGTAAACGCATCACCAATATTCCTGTACAGGAAAAAGAGGCTGTTGAGAAGGTTTTCGCAAAATATGAAATAACTGATCCTAACGAGATCTGGGACATAACACCGGCTTGATATGAACAAATATGCAGAACTAACACGACGAGAAAGTCAAATTGCGGAACGTATCGCCTGGGGAGCCTCGATCAAGGAGGTTGCATATGCGCTACAGATCAAGATTAAGACTGTTGACAATGTTATCCAAAGGGTGTATAAGAAAGTAGGTTGCAGCAAAATCAACGAGCTTTCCGCATGGTGGTTCTGCACGAACTTCAATATCTCATTTGACCTTTCTCCAATGGCAAGATCAATAGTGGCCTCTGCTCTATTGTCAATATTCGTCGCTAGCGAATATATATCCAGGAATGATTTCTGTAGATATAGAACTCGCTCTAGGAGATTTAGAATCGAATACGTCAGATTACGCAATAACTAAAATACCATGGCAACATTAGAAGAACAAAAGGAGTACATTCGTACCAATTACAAAAAACAGACCGGTCAATTTATGGCCAAGATGTTAGGCATACGTCCGGAGAAGGTGTATGCGCTAGTAAAGGAACTTGGATTGAAAAAACAACTTCCTCCTCCCGTGATTAAACAGAAGGCTGATATGGGAAAGAATCCAACCCCTATCGTACCAAACGGTAACGATGAAGGAAAGATTCCTCTCCGGATAGATTGTCGAACGGTTATTCTCATCCCCTACACCGCTGATCCTGAGAAGTATCGTAAAGATTTTCTTCAAAAGATTAATCGTAAACATTCAAGTCAGATAGACTCTCTGTAATAACCTAAAAAATACACAGAATATGATAACATTGGAACAAGCAAAAGAAAAATTAGAGGATCTCAAGAGTGAAATTCGATGCCGTTTAAAATGTGAGCCAGAGGAGCTTGAGATTGTACAACATGAATCTGGGTGTATATCTATATATTGGGTTACTAAATATATTGGACTCGATTATATGAATATTCCTTCAGAGTGGATAGTAGTAACTATAGATTGGAAAGAAAAAAGGGCATCAATGTTTGCTGATCCATCAGATTTCATGGTATACACTACATAACTAAAGAAATATGAAACGACTGAATAAAAAGACCTACAAGGCAATCAAGCAAGCAAAGGCAGTGATTACCATCACGCAACATGGGGATGTGGTTAAATTGAATGTGGATTTTTTACCTCCCGCAAAAAACAAATCTCCCAAGCTATTCCAATATCTGGCCATCAAGATGTGTAATCATGCCATGGAAATTTTAGGAGGAAAGAAAAAAGATGAATGACAAGAATTATTTAGCGATGGCTGTAGCCACCGCCAAAAGAAAAAAGTTGGCGCATACTACTCCGCAGGAGTACGCTTTACCGATTTGGATGATGTTCATAGCGGCAGATATCCTAGAGAACTCCGCTATGGAAATCCAAGGGCTATTAATGCAGGACGAGCAATTTATCCAGTCCGATAAGATGCACATAAAAGCCATAATCAATCATGCTGGCAAATTCGTTCGTGATGTTGATCGGACATGTGAATACCAGTTCGCTTGCAAATTTGCGGACTATACAGAAGAATGTTCCACTTTACTTCGCAGCTACATGCAAAATAAGTTAGCCAAGATGAACAACATATGGGCACAGAGGAAGGAGGAATGATCATGTATATCGAAACGGATTCAAACGGCAAGATCATCATTCAGGATATCTCACAGGAAGAAGCTATCATCCTAGATGATTGCTTATATACTTACTTGGCGACGAAGCCTATCGATCAAAGATCAAGTGTCGATAGGATCGTAATGGACATGAAAAGACAATTAGAAAAGAATATACAATGAAAGCTAGAATCGTATATGAAGTAGAATGCCCTCCCGTTAATTGCGATCGGGAGGATTTTTTGAAATGGTTGGAACTAAACCTATATGTTCCGGGAGCGTGCGTCACCTCCGATAATCCTCTTTTTGGAGAACCATTGGATTTTGACACTGCAGATTTTGACAATATTGAGGTAATCGATGGATAGTTACGCCCGGTATCGAATGACAGATTGGAACTGGATCGCCATCTATAAAGAGAAAATGGGAGTAGATCAATTCCGGGAGTATGTGAACGGCGTATATAATGAACTTCTAAATATGAAAGTAGATTGTTCATTCTCTCTCGAGGCTACGGTTAAGGAGGAAAACAGAGAACTCTTTATAAAAATAGTCTGTATGTTCATTCAAGAAGGAAACTATGACTATGATTTTAGTCAAAATTATAAATTCATAAGACGACATGAAAAGACAACGCTGGTCAGAAAGCCAAGAAAAAATATTGAAGGAGAATCTGGGGAAGATAACTCTCAAGGAAATAGGGAAGATTCTAGGAAAGACCGAGTTAGCCGTTAAACTATATATCCATAGGAACCATATCGTTTACCGTCCTTCCGTAAAACGGAACCTTGTGCTAGAATTGTTCCGGATTAAATTAATCAATCCGGAATATTTCAATGTAGCAACAGCTTTCTTGCATGCGGTAAATATCAACCAAGTACGGTTTTGGAAATTATACCGGGGAGAGGAAAGCCCCACAGATCAAGAGTATTTACGTCTAGCCACAACTCTAGGCGTATCCTTACAAGAGGCCTTCGAAGCCCGACAACTATATTTATTTAACGACAATAAAGAAGATGAAATATGATACCTCAAGACGTGATCGATAATATCATCAACACGGCCAATATAGTAGACGTGATAGGTGATTATGTTAAGCTAAAAAAAGCTGGAGTAAATTACAAGGGAGTTTGCCCATTCCATGGGGACAATGACGCAAGCCTAGTCGTATCCCCCGCTAAGAATATCTGGAAATGTTTTGGATGTGGTAAAGGCGGGAACGTGATAACTTTCGTAAAAGAGCACGAAGGGATGTCTTTCTTCGAGGCGGTAAAGCTAGTCGCCTCGAAATACAACATAACAGTACCCGAACGGGAACTAACCGACGATGAACGGAAGAAAGCGAAAGAGCGGGAGGCCCTACAAATCTGCCTCACATTCGCCCAAGAAACGTTTACGGCTTTCCTCAAGAAGAAAGAGGCCGCTGAATATCTGGAAACACGAGGAATCACCCCGAATATCCTGTCTAAATATGGAGCGGGGTACTCTTCATCCATGTTTACCGCATTAACCGAGTTAGGCTCTCAAAAAGGTTATGACATGGCGGCTATGGAGAAGGCCGGTTTGATTATCAGAAAAGAGAACGGAAAGATCTTCGATCGATTTGTAAATAGGATCACATTCCCGTTTTATTCCTTATCAGGACTAGTGATCGGTTTCACGGGCCGTTCCTTGGATAAGGATACCCAATGTAAATATCTAAACTCTCCGGAGACTCCCCTTTTTCATAAGGGAAAGACGTTATTCGGTATATACCAAGCTCGCCAAGAGATATCGAAATCCGATAAATGCTATTTGGTGGAAGGTCAATTTGATGTACTCTCTTTCGTTCAATCCGGTTATCCCAATACGGTCTGCGGTAGCGGTACCGCCCTTACACTAGATCAAGTCCGGATCATCAAGAAATTTACCCGAAACGTCACCGCTGTTTATGATGGAGACGCAGCCGGCATGAAAGCCTCCGTCCGGAACATGGATATCATGCTGGCCGAGGGCATGAACGTCCGTGCCGTTCTTCTTCCGGAAGGAGAAGATCCGGACAGTTTCGCCCGCAAGATGGGGACTGAGAAACTAGCCAAATTCTTGAAAAAGCAGGAGACCGACTTCATCTCCTTTATTTATAAAGCATTCGAAAGCGAGATGGATGATCCGATCCGGAAAACAGAGGTTCTCCGGATTATCGCCCAAAGTATCTCCGTCGTACCGGATAAATTACAAAGGCAAGCATATATCGTATCCCTCGCCGAACGATTTAACGCAGATGGGGAATTGATAACAAATCTAGTTGCCGAGCTACAAGCCGTAGGTAAGAAAAGCGTGCCAGCCCAACCTACCCAACCGGGATTAACCGGCGTGGAAGAAGCGGAGGAACTTGTAAAAACCGGGAACAAACAAGTCACCCTTACTTGGTCTGTCAATCGTTTCTCCGAGGGATGGGGAGTTTGTCCGGTCATCCTTATAACAGGTATCCCGGGTGTGTCCGAGGTACAAGAGCTTCGCCGGCTATCTCCCATCATCCGTTGCAGGGATAAATTCGAGGTAAAAGAAAACATGATCGAACCGGAAGAGCTCTCATTTCTACGTTCCTTGACAAGAACCGGCTTCACGGTCTCCATGAGCAAATATAAAAGAGAGCGGGAAAGTTATGTAGACGAGAAAGGTGAAGAACGTTATAAACTCGTAGACACAGAGAAAGAGATTGGATTCAATGAATACTATATCGGATTATACAGTACATTCCGGGAATCTCCCGAGAATATAAAGAAAATAGCCTTAGAAAGATGCTCTGAAGTGATATCCTACGCGGATGCTACCACCCGGGCTTTCCAAACTACAGATTATGCCCGGATGTTAGGGGTCACCAAAACAGCTCTGGAACATGTCTTGAAACCATATCTCGATATCCGTAAATCAGAGGCCCGGTTTAATTCAGACGCACTCCAAGTAGATGGAGCCTCACTCATGTTCGATCCTAGCCGACTCCCGGATTATGTAGACTCTGATCCAGCGATTAACCGGTTATGGCGTGCCTATCAGTTTTTCCCATATCTCGATAAGAATGGAAGAAAATTAGCATATATATTCGCTAATGGTAAAAAATCGTTTATGAGAGTAGGAAACTTCTATATTGAGCCACTATTACATGTTTACGATAAAGAAAGCCAAGCCAACAAACGTATCGTAGAACTCACTCAAGCAAACTATCCCTATCCGATTTATATGGAGTGGATCAGCGCAGAGATGCTCACACTCCCATCCTTTAAAAAACGCTTATGGGAAGAAGGTGATATCAATTTCTCCAATGGGACACAAAACCATCTCGATTTGATCATGGATAGTTGGGCGGGCAAGTTCAAGAAGTGTTTTGAGCTTCGTATGTTTGGCTGGTATGATGAAGGATTCTTCGCTTTCAGTAACGCTATAGTCCATGATATCGATGGAAAACAACAACTCCAATACGTATCAGATTTGGGATTAGTGGAACACAATAAACAATACTATTATATCCCGGCTTTCTCTAAAATTTACGCATCTGAGCGCCGGGATAGCGATCGCTACTATCTGGATCGCTTCATCAAGTACCGGGAACCCAAAGCGGGATGTTCTATCAATTTCCAAAAGTGGGCCTCACTGATGAACGAGGTATACAAGCTAAACAATAACGGTATGTGGGCGATCATATATTCGATCATGAGTGCCTTCCGTAGCGATATATACAATGTCAGGAGAACCTTTACGGCTTTATTCTTTATCGGTCCGACGGGTTCCGGAAAATCACAAATTGGTTATTCCATCCGCTCTCTATCGATGTCTCCGGACGCACCAGCATTCAACCTAAACTCCGGAACCCCCGCCGCTTTGTTCTCTTGGCTGGAGAGATACCGGAATATCCCGATCATGCTCGAAGAGTATAACGACACGCAAATAAACCCTGTGATTTTCCAAGCCTTGAAATCCGCTGTATATGATGGAGAAGGCAAGCAGAAACGTAAGGATGCGGTAAGTAAGGAGATCGATAGTAGCCAAGTGAACGCAGCTCTTGTTATCATGGGCCAAGAAAGTCCCCAACAGGATGACAACTCTCTCGCAAATCGATGTATCATTTGCGAGGTACCGAAACGTGACGATCGGTCTGAATTGGAAGAAGAAATCTTCAATGAGTTGAAAGGATACGAGGAATCCGGACTACATAGCGTCCTCCTTGAGATATTGGCGTGCAGAAATAGCATCTTGCAACATTATAAGAAAGTATACGACGAGGTCTTTAAATCCTTGAAAGATGAGGTACGGGTATCCGTTAAAAACACGGATGGCCTCTCTCGTATACTCGAGACGGTATCAATGTTCGTTTCCGTTTGTCGTATAGTGGAAGAACATACCTCCTTGCAACTACCTTTTACCGCAGAACAGTTCTTCGAAATCGCAATAGCGAAAGTGATCAAACAAGTAGAATCGATTAGTTCCTCAAATAAGATGTTCAACTTCTTCAGTATACTCAACTTCTTGATCGATACAGGAAGCCTAGTTCAAGGTAGAGACTATAAGATCGAGGTACCGGGAAAGGTAACAATTAAGAAACAAGGCCGGGATACGGAAATAAAAAACCTAGAGCCCATAGATACCCGTGTTTTATATCTAAACATGACAAATATCTATCCTATGTATACCCAGCAGCTAAAAGGTGAGGCGTTCTCTCTTCAATCCTTAAATACCTATTTCGAAAGTAACGAGGCCTATATTGGCAAAGTACGTTCCACTCGTTATCGATGGCAAGAGGTGAAAGAAGTCCCAAAAGGAGACATTCTAGCAAACCCGGCGGGAGAACCCACCATAGATAACAGCATGAAACGTATTATGGTGAACAAAGAGAGTAATACCTCGGCAGTTTGTTTCAATTACGATATTCTCAGAGACTTGCTCGATGTCGATTTCGAAAGAGACGTACAAAACTACGATCAGACTCCGGAGACTGAGCCGGGATTCCGCTTTTAACGACTGATAGTATTTTAAAATCGCATAGAACCGACTTTCTAGGATATAGCTTGGCTATTGGAGGCCATGGACAACAAGCACATCCGGGAAGCCGGTTCTATCTTTATTCATCTATTTCCCCCGGACCCCCTGAAATTAAAAAAAGAAATAAGCAAGTTTTGCGTGTTTTGAAACCCTATAAAGGATAGAAAAAGTGGTCAACAGACCAACAGACCAACAAAAGATGAAACATTTCAAAACAGATATAAGATAAATATATAATAATCAATAATATATATATTAATTAAATAGAAGTAGGCTGTTGTTTCCTGTTGGTCATCGTTTTCTTTTTGTTGGTCACTGTTGGCAATAATTCTAAATTCAGGGAAAAATGAAGCACTGTTGACGGTTGGTAGAGGTGACCAACAAGCTCTATTTTTTGTTGGTCGCATATTTCTTGGTGTTTTATCAATTATATCATTGAAATATAGTAAATTAGCATCATATTTTATATTTCTTGTTGGTCTGTTGACGTGTTGGCCGCAAAATATAACACATACACATAGGGAAAATAGAGTAAAAAAGCCTATAAGAAGAGAGAAAATCGATATGGTGACAGTAAAGATAAGCATAAAAAAGCATTTGGAGGAGTACATGCGTGGAAAATTCAATGATTGCCGGGAAGGAGTGATAACCCTTCCGGACAAGACAGATTTGTATCATACCCTGTTTGATCTGACATCCAAGCGCCCGGCCTCCTGCCCTTTGGAGCAAGGAACGCTGGAAATAGCTTTGCCGGACAGACGATGTGGAAAAGATCCGGCTTACTACAACTATCTTAGCGAACGCTCGCAGCGAATCCTTGAGCGACGGATAGAGTTGATGTTCTGGGCCGAGCTGCACGAATGGATAGATTATAACAAGCATATGTATGGGATACAGTATATCGAAAGTATTTTTTCCTTTATGCGCAAATTCGATATCAACGGGATCAGCGAGGACGCTCTAAAAAAGAACTACTATCGCTGGAGGGACCGAACTAGGAAGCAAAAAGAGAAACGTTCGTACAATAAAAGTTAAATACGAGTGTTTTTCACTCCGACCAAGCGTATCGATTTGTCCCTTTTGGGAGGAATAAAATTCCAAGTGTATCCATTACGATCAGATATTATTGATAAACAAATAAAAACTAAGGTTATGGCAGACAATATGGGAGGTATCTCCGATGCGTGGTTCGCTTTCTCGATGCAAATAGCGAGCGTGTCTCAAGAGGCAGACAAAGTAAAAGTTGGACTCAAGTCCGGAGGCTGGATCAACCTTCACCCGGGGAGATATGGAACCTCTATCAAGGTTGAGCCACAAGAAAGTGAATCAGGTACTCTATATAATGTATCTGGTTCCTTGCAAATACCCCGTCAATATATGACCAGCGATCTATGGCAAAAATGCGAACGATTGAACCACCTCACGGCGATCTTTAAGTATAAACACTTTAGTGGGGATACATTCGTGGTCGGATCGGATCGTTTTCCCTTAAAATGCAAATTCGAGGTGTTGCACCCCAGCGATCCTAGCGGTTTCTCGGGATACAAAATCTCGTTATCCGGAAAGCAATTGGTTCCGCAACTTCAACTGATCGATTGACCGAAGTCCTTTACCATACATATATATAAGTATATCCTTGCCATCAAAAAGGAAGATATGCTTTATCTACACAACATTCTGGGGGGAGTATGGTTCGTCGAGGAAAACTTCGCGGCGAATTATTTCCCCCTTATCGCATCTTTTCTTACCAAGCCGGAAGCGATGTTCGGGAAACCCCGGAACGCTTCTTCCGAACAAGAGCCGACCGAGGATAACGCCTTGCTTTTCGCCTCCCTAAAAAATGGCGCATACCAGATCAGCGAGTATGGAGGATGGTCTCCACCCGAGGACGCACCCAAAAACTCCGTAGCCATAATGAACATCAACGGGGCGATCACGAAATACGACCAAGAATGCGGTCCATCCGGAATGCTTACCAAGGCGAATCTCCTAAACCGATGCTACAACGAGAATAATATCAAGGCGATCGTCTTGAATATCGATTCCGGCGGAGGCGAGGGAATGGGATGCCGGATCATGCAGGAAGCGATTAACAGCCGAAACAAACCTGTCGTAGCTTTCTGCAATGATTTCGTAGCGTCCGCGGCCTATGGCATCGCCTCCTGTTGCGACAAGATCGTAGCGAACTCCAACGTCTGCCGGATCGGAAGCGTGGGTACCTATATGACGATCGTTGATACCAGCGAGTATTATGCCAAGATGGGAATCAAGTTGATCGATATCTATGCCTCCAAATCCACGGACAAGAACCAAGAATTTCACAAGGCACTGCAGGGAGATACGGAACCGCTAAAAAAAGTATGCGATACGTATAACGAGAATTTCATCTCCAGTATCGCTAACGCCCGGGTAGGCGTGATCAATGAGGATCAAGGTAAATGGGCCACCGGTAAGATGTTTTTCGCGCCGGAGGCCATGGACATCGGTATGATCGATGAGATAGATACTTTCGAGAATGTTCTTAATTATTTTAATACATAGTGATTTATGAAGTGGTTGAAAGATGATTCGTACAATGCGATGAAACAAGCGGCCGACAACTGGGACAAGCTTCTGAATAAGGTACTGGGTGATAACCCGGACATGAAAGCGGAAGACGTAACAGTGGATCAGCTGCTCGAATCGATCGAGAGCACCGGTAATACCTCCGACTTACAGGAGCGATTATCGACCGCCCAAGAAGAGTTGAAAGAGAAAGACACACAGATTGAGCAACTTCAATCAGACGTGGCAGAGCTAAAGGGAACACCGGCAGGCAAAAAGCCGGAAGCAAAAGTAAAGCAAGAGCCGACCGCGGAGACCGGAGATATCAAGGATTTCGCCGATAAGCATGAGGACGATACCCTCGCTATCATGGCCGAGGCTGAGAAAACAGGATTTTTTAAACACTAAGAACAATGGCAAAACAAGGCATTTTAGATATTGAGAAACTGAATCGTTACGCGAAGGATTACGATAACGTGTTGCGTACCCTTCCCTATTTCACGTTTCAGGAGTTCGCCGCGGCCATGAAGCTCAACGTGATCGAGATCGAGAATGAGGACGTGATCGTGAACGCTCGCCGCAAAGCCGGACACACCGGCCCATATAAAGCCGGGGCCGAGATTAAGTATCCCGATGAGATCGGTAAATTGGTAGAGATGTCCATCAAACCGGAACTTACCGTTTCTCGTTTGAAGGATAACATCTTAAATTATACGGAGAAACGTATTCTCTCCAACGCCGGGGAGAAGGTGGACCATACGGTAAAGAAACACCCCATGGAGAAATTCGTGGTGGATAATCACATCATCAGCCATTCGGAGGATATCACTTTCTCCGCTTTCTTCGCCGAGAGAAACGACAATGTGTATAGCCCGATGAGTTCTTTCACCGGATTTTTCCCTTGGATCGATCATTTCAAGACAACGAAGGATATCACCATGGCGAATCGTAACCTAGTACGTACCGGTACGTTTGGCAGTGGTGACGGTGTAGATGATTACGATCGTCTGGTCAACTTCTTACGTGCGGCACATCCTTTCTTACGCCGTAAAGCGATCCTGTATTATGCCAACGAGATCGAGTTGATCTGTAAGGAGGCTTACTGGCAAAAGACAAAAGCGTTCGCCCGCCCATCCACCGAGGAGTTTTGGAAGGCGGTCAAGGACGACGCCAAGTTCCCGGGACTGGAACCTGTCACCCATGAGGCATATGGAACAGGGCAGGCCTTGATCTTAATCCGTCCCGGAATGCTGGATTTTGGCGTGAATACGAAGAAGGCGACCCGGTTCGTCCAGATCCGCGATATCTTCGAGGACCCGAACGAGGTTCAGTTCTGGCTACAAGCCGGGTACGGTACCCGCTTTCAGGATATCCATCCGAAGGTATTCCAGATTAACGAGTTCACCAATGAGGGCGTTGATTTAGCGGGCGACTACGTAACCGGTGCCGCCCTGACCGTCACGATCGAGAGCGACGAGGCCATAGAAGCCGGTGCCGCTTGGAAGGTGGGCGAGAACGGCGAGTGGATGAGAAGCGGAGCTACCCTTTTAGGCATACCCAAAGGTGAGCAAACCGTATCCTTCAAGGATATCGCCGGTTATACCAAGCCGGCAGACGTGAAAGTCACGGTAGCCGATGGAGAGGACTTCACCGCTTCCGGTACTTATACCAAATCGTAAAACCAGTAAATAAATAAAACGATGAAAGATTTCAGAAAAGTTTTGTCCGTATTGTTTCTGCTAGCGGTGCTATCCGTCCTCTTCATGGGGGCGGACGTTCCGGCGGATTATGTGATGTGCGCCTCGTTTGGCCCTGTTTTATGGCCAGCCGGAGCGGACAATATGGGGGGTTATAAAGGTCGTATCGCCTTTATTCCGGAAACCTCAGTCTCTGTCGTCCCCACGCTCCCCAAAGAGGCCAAGGCCACAGCCGATTTCGTGACGGCGACAGGAGCTTTTACCTTTTTAGAGTCGGGAGGTAAACCGACACCTATTTACGCGACACGGGCAACCGTAGGATACAAAGCGGAGTCTCAAGGCGAGACAGATTGTAAAAGTTACAAGATCAGCGGCGAGTTCTTCCACCCCGGCAAGAAAGTGGAAGCCGCCGCTTTCGCCCGGCAGATCTGCAATACGCCCGGCTATTTGATCATCGAGGACAACGAGAGCCAGCAGCTTATCGGACAGCCCGGCTATCCTTGTACGGTTACCGCCTCTTTCGACGGCGGCAAGGCGGCGGCCGACAAAAGAGGTTGGTCCTTCACTTTCGAGGCCGATAGCCCCGCCCCTATGATTATCATGGGAACGCCTATCGATATAGACGCATTATTCACCGGGGTAGCTCCTACTCCACCGGAAGGAGGTTCTTAAATGATAACATTACAAAACTGGTTAGCGGACCGTAAGCGTAAATACGCGGACGGTCTAGCGCTTTTTCAAGCTCTAGCTCCGGAGGAGATGAGAAAGAAGTATATCGCTTTCTTTAGCGAGGTAAAGGAGGTTCCGCAGTTCGATTCCCATTTCACCGTATTGGTGAATAAGTTGACAACCGTAGCGCACCTATCGTCGGCCCAACCCCAGATAACAATCTCCGAACGGGGTTCGATACTCTTGAAAACAGCGGTCGCGGCAACAAAGGCGATCGAGAAAACAGCGGATCAGCTAAAAGGCGATAAAGTCTTAAAAGAAATCCTCGTGAAAGAATCCGAGCTATTCAAGCTACAAGACAAGATCACCGAGCTGGAGGAAGACAATGACGATAAATCCGGAGAGATCGATCAATTGCAAGCCGAGCTGGAGGAAGCGCAGGAAGAGTTGCAAGAACTGCAAGATCAATTCGCCCTGTTACGGCCCGGAGCGAAGATCGCCACGTACTCCTCCCTTCCGGATAACATCCGTACGATCTTCGACGAGGTCCGCCAGATCACCCCCTTGTACGCCGCCTTATTCACGGAGATGCAGAACGAGGCCCTTACTCCGGAGCAACGCAAGCCGATCGCCGATCAGGTGCATGAGCTTTGGACCCGCCGTGCCAAGCTATGGGACCAGATCGACGCTTGGGCCGAGGGTAAGCAGATCCAGTTAAAAACCGAGGTTCAAAAAACCGAGGAACTCCCGGCCGATCAATTGTTGAAAGGTATGCAGATCGCCAACCGGATCGAACGACTGAGGGAGAATATCCGGCGCACGGAAACCTCTATCGCCCAACATGAGAAAAACGGGAAGCTTAACCTCCGGCAAAAAGCAGAGCAACGCTTGGCTTATTACAAACGTGAGCTGGCGGAACTGGAAGGCATGAAGTAATGAGTATAAAAGCTTTCGAAAAGATCATGCCCGGAATTAATCCCGGAGTGATTGGCTTTCAACACAAAGGAGAATGGGCAATCCACGAGGCATTGACTGTTCTCCTTTCTCGTACAGGGCCAGCAAATGTAATGATGGAAACATTCAATATATCGGAAGATGCGCTTCGACCTATGTTTTTCGAGATAGAGAAAGGTAACATAACCAATCTCAAATTGATCTTAGATATGAATGTAAAAAGGCATAAATTGGAAATGCTTTTATTTGCGGCAAGTATTACTACAAATATCCGAATAGCATCTTGCCACGCAAAAGTTTTGCTTATCCACAATGATCGTTTCAAAGTAGGAATCATCGGCAGCGCAAACGCAAATCAGCCAATTAGGTACGAAGCTGGATTCATATTTTCAGAACCACGGTTGTTTGACTTCTTTGAAACTAAGTTTACTCAAGTGTTTAACGAAGACTCTATACCTTTTGAATGGAACTCACCATAGAGCAAATAAAGGATATTGAAGAAATGTCAGCGGCATTATTACCGCCTTCTGAAATAGCTATACTGATCGATATTCCTTCCGATCAGCATAATTTATTTTGTGAAGTTTGTAAAACACATAAGTCATCTCCCATATATGCGGCATATCAAAAAGGGAAACTTCGCACCAAATATGAGCTTCGCAAAACAGTTGTCAAATTGGCGAAAGCAGGATCACCTGCAGCCGAGCCACTTGCCGATAAATATATATTAGAACAAATAGCCAAAGAATGAGTAAAGAATTTACGACATATGATAAAATAGCCACGGTACTTTTTAAAGGCCATGAAGAAGCGGCTAATCTTCTTTCTAACCGAGAACTTGCACAAAAAGACCGATGGATGTTATGTGTATCGAAGTTATTGGAAGATCCGATGACTGCCGATAAAGAAATAGTATCTTTCCTGACAGGCGGTTGTGGCGGAAATTGTGAGCCTGTCTCAACAGCGACAGCTTATCGGGATCTGGCCTCTATCCGGAGGCTCGTAGGAAATGTACAGTTAGCCGGCAAGAACTGGTATCGTTACATGGTGATCGAGGCCGCCAAGGAAGGTATCCGCATCGCCCGGGAAGCCAAAGACCCCAAAGGTATCGCCGCCAACGCGGACAAGATCGGTAAATACACCCGCTCCGATAAAGAAGACGATGACATTGATCGAAGCGCTTGGGAACCACCCTGCTTTGAGCCATCCGATGATGTCACGTTAATGGGAGATGATTTCAAGCCTATCCCTAATCTTGAAGAAGAAAGGAAATCATTCCGGGCATTGTTCAAGCAAGATCATGATATCGTAGATATTGAACCCATTACAGACGACTATGGCACTGATGACTGAACCTTTCACCCGTAAAGCGAAAGAGGCGCAACGCAAGTTTTTCAATAAGATGCAACGCATGGGAATGGCGATCGCCGCCCACGACGAGTATTGGGTGTGTAGCCGTGGTACCGGTAAATCCGAGGGTTTGGACGCACGCTTCATCATCCGGAATGTTTGGTCCATGCCGGGTTCTACCGGGGCTTTAATCTCTCCATCCTATGCCAAGGCTTGGGGTAATACGCTACCGGCGATTATCCACGCTCTCGCCGAATGGGGCTATATCGAGGGCATTCATTTCTTTGTTGGCCGCAAGGCACCCCTGTCCGCCAACTTCGGAAAGCCCAAGCGCCCGCCGCTTCAGACCGCATGGGGCAATTGCATTCATTTCTGGAATGGCACCGTATTGGTCGTACTCTCCTTCAGTCAAGGAATGTCAGCGAACTCCATGTCCTTAGATTGGGTAATCGGTCCGGAGGCGAAATTCCTAGACTACGATAAGATAAAATCCGAGGTTGATCCCGCCAATCGGGGAAATTTGCAAGATTTCAACCAATGCCCTTGGCATCATTCCGTTCTCTATTCCACGGATATGCCAACCTTAAAAGCCGGACGTTGGATATTGGATAAGATCAACGACATGAATCCGGTTCATATCAACTTGATCCGGAACCTATACCGGGAAATGAAATTAACCGAGCGCCTTCCGGAACAAACATCATACACCCAACGCAAATACAAAGAATTACGCCATGACTTAATGTTGGCCCGTAAGTATCAAGCACCTGTCAAACCTATGCGTGGCAAGACCCGGGAGTACACGGTATATTACGGAGAGTATGATATTTTCGATAACATGGAAGTCGTAGGCAAGGATTACATTTGGCAAATGTACCGCAACGTCCCTTCCCTTATATGGCGTACCGCATTCATGAACGAACGCCTGTTCCGTGTCGCTAATGGCTTCTATTCGGCCTTGAACGATTACCATTTCTATACCCCCGGCGATACTCGCTACATGGGTAGCATGGGAGCGGACTGGAACCGGCTGCAACTGGCCGGATGCCTAGCCGATGGGGATCTGGATATGGACGCTCCATTGCTAATCGGTTTCGATAGTAACTCCGCAATCAATACCGCATGTATCGGACAGGTACAAGGCCATCAATTACGTACCCTAAAGAGCTTCTTTGTCAAGACCCCCGATAAGCTGGATGAATTGGCTCGTCAGGTTTGCGAATACTACAAATACAAGCTCAAACGTGATATCATCTTCTTTTATGACCAGACCTTCACGTGGACTACCGGCAATAACTCCGAGTCCTATCAAGATACCATCATCCGGATCTTCAAGGAATATGGTTGGGATATCACCGATATCTATATCGGACAGGTAAGCCGCCACGACTGGAGGCACGAGCAAATAGACCGGGCCTTAAAGCATGATCCGACGCTCCTTTATCCTGTTTTCAATAAATACAACAACGAGTTCCTCAAACTCGCCATGGAACAAACAGCGGTGAAAGTAGGCAAGAACGGATTCGAGAAAGACAAATCGCCGGAAGCTACAGAAGACAGCCCCGATAACCCGGATGAGTACAAGACACACATTACCGACGCATGGGACACATTGTTTGTCGGCGCGAATTTCTTTATGCCTGAACTTGCGTACGCAGAATCCGGAATCATCTTCCTTCATTAAAAATCTGTAGACGCATTTCATGCGTGATCTGTCTGAGGGAGGCAGCAGATAAGGAGAAAAATTGAACTTGCGCCCGCATTTTTTTTGTAGGGCGCTGCGGGGTACTTTCGTACAGATTGAGAAAACTACGTTTTCCCAAAGCCCCATTCCTTCTAAAAGTCAAATTATTGACTTTTCCAATATGAGAAAACAATGCGTATTTTATTTATTTAACAATTAAACGCCTTTACTCAAGAAAATGAAGATATATAAGATGATTACAGGCCATTTCTCCCTTTTTTTATATCAAATTATTCAAAAAAAGTTTTTTGATCTTATTGATACCCTTAGACATTCAAAAACCGTGATTCCCACAACAGCTACATATTTGACACTACTATACAAATATCAATCTATTGCACAGGTTATCAAGTTTTTGTATCTTTATAATGTAATCAAAGGGATAAAAGTTGTTACAGCAACTTCCCATATTATTCACTATTTAAAGTATTATAATTATGGCAACAACAGCGAAAAGCGCAGTTAGCGCACAGTCCACAAACGTTCAAGGTAACGCAGTATTAACATTATCAAAGGTAGACGAAAGTAAACCTAGTCCAGAAAAAGAGAAGCAAGCTTCTTTATTATTACCTTCCGAGAATCCAGTTAATAACGAAAAAAAGGAAATTACAATTTCGTCTATTATGGAAAAAGCGGAAAAACTGCATTTACTAAAAAAGAAGTATGAGGAACTAAACGAAAAGCGAAAAAGCCTAGACCTTTTTGAGATCTCTCATGACCGGGATAACTCCCAAATGCAATTAGTGGATATAAAAGGTCTAACATTTGAAAGCTCAAACCCTAAATGTATAAAAAAGGTAATTGAGATCTGGAAAGAAGAATTTACAACAGCAATAGAAGAAGCTGAAAAACAAATGCGCTCACTCATCAGCGCATAACTTAAACAAAAACCCCTCGGATTGTTACAGCAACCCGAGGGGGAAAAGTAATCTTTTATTCACTTATTTAAAGTCCGACAAAGTTATGAAAACAAAATCTAATAAACAAATAGACATCCGTAGAGCCGCCCTAATCGAATTATCCATAAAAGCACGTGCTTATAGGGAAGAACAATTGAATAATGCAAATACTGAACAACAATTATTATATTGGTCTGCAATTCGCATAAATGATATTATCGCAGAATGGTATAGAAAAGAAAGCGGAGCAACAGTTTTTAAAACCTTTGCACAATGGAAAACTGATGGTTTCAATATAAAAAAAGGCTCAAAGGCATTTATCCTTTGGTCTAGAAAGCGTACTGCAACTAAAGGCGAAGAAACTACCTCTGATAACACAGGAGCCTCTGAAAACAAGGGAATATCTTATGAATTTTTCCCTATATCTTATCTTTTTTCCGATTTGCAAGTTGAAAAAACACAGGAGGGAGGGAATCATGCTAACTAAACTATTAAAAGTTTGTGGTTTACCCTCACAAAAGAAATATACCGCAGGTATTAATTTAAAAGGAGAGTATCTAAAAGAATATGGTTTTAACATAGGTGACTATGTACAAGTAGAGATAACCTACAATAGAATAGTTATTAGCAAAAATAATGATAGCAACATAGTATCTCTATTCAGTAAAAGGAACGATATGCTTGATAAATTGATTGATACGTTTGATTTAACCATTCCTAAACATGGATAAATTCGCCAACTACATAGATTACCTCTCCGTCCGACATGGGCGGAGTAAGGTTTTTAACGATTTTCTAACCATTGTGGTTTGTTGCCTCTCCATGGGGAAGCAAGAAGAATTATATTTCAAGACAATCAAGCCATACACCCGTGAAGAACTCGAAACCATTGCGCAAGCGTTTGCAGCTCTAGTAATCGAGATGGATAACAAGGGAGAAGGACTAAAAGACATTTTAGGAGAATATTTTGAAGAATATTTTCACAATGAAAAACTTGGACAGTTCTTCACACCTCCGGATATTTGTAGGTTAATAGCAGAGATCAACCCGACGAATCGTAATGATGTATATGATCCTTGTTGTGGAAGTGGTCGTTTATTTTTGGCGACTGCCGGAATAAATAGGACTGCAATATTTTACGGTGCAGATTTATCAGAAACTTGTTGCAAAATGACCCTTATTAATATGTGCCTTAATGGATTAAAAAGTCGTATTTCATGGATGGATAGTTTAACTAATGAAATTTTCAAAGAGTGGGTAGTGACATTTACAGATTATCCACGTATTCCTTATATCCTTGAACTTGAACAAGACAAACAAGAACCTGAACATATTAGCAATATAGAACAAAAAGATATAAAGCCATTAATATTTAGGCGATTCATTGCCTAATAAAGATTTTACATGTCGGATTGGCCTTGCTTACCCGAGAGGGGGAGGCTTGGCTTTTTTTAAGTGCACGCCGCCTTCGGCGGCGATTCTCCCGTTTCGCTTTGGCTCCACTGGCGAAAGGACTCTGTCCTTTATTTCAAAAAATAGAACACACATCTTTGTGAAAAATGTTTGGAGATGATATCACAGGTATTTAGCCCGATCATAGAGAGGATCTTGATAAAGCTCCAGATGGTATTGAACCATTCTTGGGGCTGGATAATAAGCGGAATGATATTCTTATTGAATTTTATCTCGCCCGTGAAATACGCTTTCGCCGCTATGGGCGTGGCTATTACGGCCGACTTGCTATTCGGGATGTTCTCGGCAAAGAAGCAAGGTAAATTCTTCCTATCACAAAGCGGAAGAGATACCCCCGCCAAGGTGATCGTCTATTTCGGTTTCATGCTCGTGGTATTCGTTACGGAACGGATATTCACTCAAGATAACGCCATAATCACCAAGGCCGGATGTACCCTAGCCTGTGTGTGCGAGCTGTGGAGCATGCTGGGTAGCGCATTGATTATCTGGCCGAACATGATGTTTCCAAAGCTGCTTAAACTACAGCTCAAAGGAGAGATCGAGTCTAAGCTAGGAAAGAATATTAGTAACCAATTAGATAAGGAGGATTGTAAAAATGACAACGACACCAAGGGGAATCCGAAACAACAACCCCGGTAATATCCGGAACTCGGAGCGGAACGACTGGACCGGAGAAGTATCGAAAGCCGATAAAAAGGACAACGCTTTCGAGGAATTCGAGGATATACCGCATGGGGTACGGGCCATGATGAAGCTCTTGCTAAAATACCAGCGATCGTATAACCTACATTCCATAAAGGAACTGATAGAACGATGGGCACCCCGCGATGAGAATGACACGGCGGCTTACGTACGATGGGTATGCCGGGAGATGCAAATGCCGGACTGTTGCCGGCTAGACCTGTCGGACAAGGGAACGATGTGCGCCCTAGTGGATGCCATGTGCTACATGGAGAACGATGAGCGTATCCCTATGGAAGACATCGAGGCCGGCTGGGAACTGATGTGAGAGTGGTATTGTTTATGCGAACTCCCTTTTGGATAGCGAATCATGGAATATGGACTTTATAAGAGATTGTGTGTCTTGGCCGGAATGGTGGCTCTTTGCGCTAGCTGCTCCGTGCGTCGTAGCGCTTCTGATCATAGCCATTACAGAGATCAAGAGCGACAGGTATTGGAGAGCTTGGATACCTCTATGGATGTACGGCTTGCCAGTTCCAACACCGTGCGAGATCGGTGGAGAAACATCCGGATCATACGAAGGGAATTCGACCTTGAGCGGCAGCCGGACGAAAACGGTCGATACCCGGTCAAGGCGGAAACAACACTCGAAGGCGAGGAACATGAGAACGAGCGAAAAGAAGAAGCGGAAAGCCAAAAGAAAGAGGAGAACGAGAGCGTTTTCGCCCGGTCGGAAGCCAGCCATGAGGAAGAGCGATCCGGAGATACCGAACTCAACTCCGATATCGGCAAGAACGCCCTCGGGTGGTGGGCGCTCGGCGTAACGATGGTTCTGGCCTTGGTAATCTTTTTAAGATGGAGATATGGAAAAAAGGATAAAACAAAGTGATGTCTGGGCTGTCATGCAGCAAAAGGATGACCGGGGACGATACAAGATGTTCTCGTTCTCGTACGTGCGGTTGAATGAAAGCCGGGAGGGAAATGGCTTTCCCGGCTCGATCGAGGATTATGAGGTAGCCTACTTCAGCTCGATCCACGCCAAGGGAAGCACGGTAAACATCCGGATTCGGGGCGAACGGTTCCCACGGAAGTTCATCCGTTGCATGATCATCCGGATTAACGGTAAAAAAATATACGCATAATGGGACGCAAGAACGTATTTCTAATGGGTGACACCGCTTTCCTCCCCGGAGCGAAAGCGGCGGTGGTCATGACCGAGGACGTAGGTTTTCTGGAGGATAAAAAATTCACGGCCACGGTCATTACCCCGGCCAAAGGATCTTCCGTCAAGAAAGAGGTCAGGTTTGTCCCGTTCGGTCACCAAGACAAGTTGCCCGTAAGGATCATGAAAAAGATCGCCGACAACACCATCGTAGGCAGCAATATCGAGTTCAAGGCGAACATGGCCTACGGCGATGGGTTGATGGTCTGCCGGAGGGTGAAGAATCCGGAGACCCAAAAGATCGAGCTGGAGGAACTTACCCCGGAAGAGGCTCCGGAGATATTCCAGTTCATATCGGACAGCAACTACTTACGGGTAATGTCCGAGCTGGCCAACGATCTGGTCGTATTCTCCGACTCTTTCGTCTATCTGGCTTTTGGCAAACGGAAGGCCGGAGAGAAACCGAAGGTAGTCCAGATCTGGCACCGGGAGATGTGCTTTTCCCGGATCAGCGAGCAAGACGAGAAGACGAAACGCATCGAGTATCATGGTTATTCCTCGCAATGGGGAGAGGAGTCATTTCCGGACGACGTGATCGTAACGAGATTGCTAGACCGCCGAAGCCCGCTTTACGATCTCAAGGTTCGTACCGGGCTCGTACCCGATCCGGAGACCGGAGAGAAAAAGGACGAGGAAGAGAATGGCTATACGTTAAGCCTCAATATGCCGGTACCGGGGCGTTTTTATTACAACCGCCCTTATTGGTGGTCCATCTTCCTCGATTGGTACGAGTTCAGTTGCGCCATCCCGAAATTCAAGAAGGCGTTGCTGAAAAATCAGATGGTCTTGAAATATCACGTCTCCATCAACATGAAATTTTGGGACAAGCTTTACGATTCGGAAGGTATCCCCAAGGATGACAAGAAGAAACGGAACGAGCGCAAGAACGCTTTCCTACAACAACTGAACGACTTCCTTTCCGGAGAGGAGAACGCCGGCAAGAGCTTCGTATCCCATTTCCGGTATGATCAGATCAATAAATACGAGGAGAGCGATATCATCATCAAGCCCTTGGAATCATTTATCAAGGGCGGTGAGTATATCGAGGACTCGGAGGAAGCGACAAACGTGATCTGTAACACGATGGGCGTACATCCGTCCTTGAAAGGAGCGTCGCCCGGGAAATCGAAGAACATCAACGGTACCGAGGCCCGGGAGTTATTCATTATCGCCCAAGTGCTGTTCAAGCCGCTCCGGGACATGATGGTTCTCCCGCTATACCTAGCCCGGGAGATCAACGGATGGGGAAAAGACATCGAGTTCGTGATACCCAATATCATGCTAACGACACTCGATAAGAACACGGGATCGGAAAAGAGTATCGGTAACGAAAAAGTATAATCATGACACAGCCATTCCTACAAACGATAGATGATTTGAGGCATACCGTCAAGGTAAACGCCTCATTTAAGTTCGAGATATTGGAGCCTTATCTTCAAGACGCTTTCGATCGATATATCGTCCCCTACCTCGGGGAAGCCTTGGTCGATCGGCTGTATCGAGAGCCGTTAACGGAAGATATCCTTACGATCAAGACGCTCGCCAGCCGGACACTGGGACCATTGGCCGTGGCGATAGCCAGTCCGGAGCTAGGGGTCTTGATCGGAGACAGCGGGCATACGGTAAGCCGGAACGATAAGTTCACCGTAGCCAGCGACCAAAAGATCGCCCGATCGGAAGAGAGCATGCAGGAACGGGGATGGAATAACTTGGATAAGCTACTGGAGCATCTCGGAAGCCACGAGAACGACTATCCGGAATGGAAAGAAAGCCGCTATTACAAGAACCAAGCCAACGGCCACTACCTTAATTCCGCCCGGGAGTTCCAAGATTACGGTAAGGTGAATATCGATTATTCCCGGTTGACCTTCGAAAAGTTCCGTCCCCTACTCGATACACTGGAGATGAAGCTATGCCGCTGGATCGGGACCACTCTTGACAAGAGCTTAAAAGACACCTTAAGAACCGGCGTGGATGATCCGCTCCGGATCAAGCTGATTGATTATATCCGAGTATGGCTCGCCATGTACGTAGCCAAGCTCCATACCAGCCAAACCACACGGGTACAACGTACGGCGGCCGGCCAGCTGGAGTTTAAACCCGTGATCTATCCGCTGTATTCCGATCCCACGGACAACGGTAATTTCTACGCCGAGCAGGTAACGTCACTAGAAGCGGTAATCGAGGATTACATGAAAGTTTACGCCCCGGAACTAGGCCTCCCCGCTCCTATCAAGAACGACTTTAATTCCAAGGACAAACATATTTTCGTATTATGAGAAAAATAACGATCAAAGATATCGATTACCTCGTGCCCGGCACATGGGATGAGATGACAGCGGAACAGCTTTGCTTTCTCGCCAATATTTTGAACTCAAAAAGTACGGCCCAAGAAGCCAAGGTCAAGATGCTATTGTTTTGCCTGTCCGCGAGAATCCGGCGATATCAGAAAGCCAATGGAACCGGTTACGCCGTTTCCCTTCCCAAAAATCGTATATGGATCACGGCCGAGCAACTGGCGGCGTTGAGCACCATCTTTGATTTCTTATTCCAAGAGACAGAAAAAGGGATCGAGCTGGATATCCGCTTAACCCGTAACCCATTCCCCGTCTACAAAGACAAAGATATCGAGTTATACGGCCCGGAAGACGGCCTGACCAATATCAGCTACGGACAGTTCATCATGCTACAGACTTGGCAACAGCGAATGAGACAGGATTTCTTCGAGGCATTGGATAACTTCCTATCCATAATCTGGAAAGACGGCTCATTCACCATACGTGAGGACGGTGATCCGGCTTGGTTCCGGAATGTAGAGCCGATCGTAAAGACAGTCATGTTCTGGTACTACCTAGGTAGCATGAATTTCATACAAGCAAAGTTCTCCCGGGTATTCTCCTCCGGAGGGAATGAAGCCCCTTTGGATATATTCGACACGCAACAACGCATCGTGGATGAGATGGCCAGCGGAGACGTGACCAAGAAAGAACAGGTAAAACAATCCCTTTTATACGACGCTCTCTATACCCTAGAAGTAGCGATCGAAAAAGAGGAGAAAAAGAAACAAGATATGTAGTAATAGGTGTTTTTCATGGTATTAGATTTTTAGATTAGTAATGGACAGCCGCTTTGCCTGTGAAGGTGGAGCGGTTTTGTTATTATCTCCAATCCAGATACTATGATAATAAAAATATTACCAAACGTTTGCCATTGATAATATTTTTATTATCTTTGTGATGTCATTAAGACAAGAGCTCTATGCATAGTGACGATGGGCTAAAAGCCCGGATAGAAGAGGCAGAAAAAGATCTCCTTTTTTATCTCCGCAAGTATCATGAACTGACTTCGAGAAGCAAATTCATGAAAGCGGTGGTTGATAAAGAGATCAAGAGACTTGAGAAAGAACTTAAGGAACTTGGAAAGTATTATTGACCAGAAAGGTTCTCCCCCTCCAGGCCAGAGGGGGAGTTTCCCTTTCATGTGTAACTCAAAAAACAGAATAATATGGATAAAGTAAAGCGTTTTTTTGAACTAAAGGAACTTTGGAAAAAGTCCCCGGAGAATGACCGCCCTACCATAGACCGACAAATTACCGATTTGTTGGATAGCATGGATGAAAAGGAAACCGAACTGCTTACCGCAGGTGTGCAAAATGACTTTGAAAACATCCATAAAGAGATCGCGGACATCAAGGAGCAGCTAACTATTCGTGAGCGACTGAGTCCCGTTTTACCATACCTGTCCGTCTCTAATCTAGCCAAAGATTATTTCGGGAAATCATCCTCTTGGTTCTACCAACGATTAAACGGGAATAGCGTACACGGTAAAATTTGCAAATTCACACAGGAAGAACTGGCTATTCTGGATATGGCGCTGAAAGACATCAGCCGCCGGATTACTAAATTGAACTTGGTATAGATCATTTTATTATGGGAGCCATAGAAAACAAACATATCTTTGCCGCATATGCAAACCTAGCGATAGATGGACTAATAAAAACACTTAATTTTATCGCTAAAAAGTTGGACACCCAAAAGCAATTAAGCAGTTGGGATATCAAGCATGTAATAACACTCATCGACTCAATCTTCGATCAAAATCCACAAAACAACCTAGAACAGGTCGTTGAAGGATATTTACCATGGATAAAACCGATCATTGAAATGAAGACGCCTAAAAAAGGTGAAAGGCAATCGGATAAACTTTGTATAGAATATAAAACCATCATTACAGCTTTTGCCTCTTTGCTTAATGACGTCAGGAACTATTACACCCATTATTATCATGATCCCATCTGTATTTATCCCGGTGGGTATGATATCCCTTCATCACTGAACTGCATCTACGATAGTGCCATAAACATTATCAAGGAGCGTTTCCAAGCCGAGGAGAAAGAGATAGAGCATCTTCGTAGATACACTCGCAAAAAAGGGCGGGTTGTTCTAAAAACGGAAGATGATCATTTCTATTACACATTAGTAAACAATAACGATCTGAGCGAAAAAGGGTATGCTTTCTTCATCTCGATGTTCCTTGAAAGGAAGTACAGTTATCTATTCTTGAAAAAGTTATCCGGATTCAAACGGGGAGACTCGTTACAATATAGGCTTACCCTTGAGGTTTTCACGGCTCTTTCCACCAAACCTCCTGTAGAACGTTTACGCACTACGAAAGACACGAAACAAGACCGGGCTTTAGATATACTGAATGAACTATCTAGGATACCAATAGAACTGTATCAAACCCTTGAGCCTAAATACCGGGAAATGTATAACGAGACATTACAACCAACGGATGCCGAAGATCCTTACGGCCTTCCGGATAGATCCAGAATACGGTTCCGCAGTCGCTTTGAGGCTTTTGCCCTGCACTTTTTAGACAAACAAGCTGATTTTAAAGAAATTGGCTTCTACACATATCTCGGAAATTACTTTCACAATGGATATCAAAAAACAAGAGTCGATAGAGAGACAAAGGATAGATACATTAATTTCCAACTCGCAGGCTTTTGTAAAAACATCCAAGATATCTCCGCAAAGAAACTATCGGAGGCATTAAACGTAAAATCCATAGATATAAGTACGGATAGTATACCGGATATCAATTCTTTTGAGCCTTATCTGGTTCAATCTACGCCCCATTATATCGTTAATGGTAATAATATCGGTATTAAGGTATTACCAGAAGGGAAAGATACCTACCCTACCATCGATGAGAAGGGTGCTAAAATGCCTATCGCCGATTTCTGGTTGAGTAAATACGAATTGCCGGCCATGTTATTCTATACTTATTTACGGAATAATAATATACATAAATCACACTGTCCCCTATCCGTAAAAGATATTATTGAACGATCTATCCATAAAAGTACCAAACAAAAGCATCCGGAAGAGAGATCCGAGCTAATGTTACGCCGGGTCATGAAAGCGATCTTTTGGACAGATAGTAAACTCAATGAGGTAGAACGTATCAAATCTCAGAAATCCGCTTTTGGTAAAAGGCAACATGAAATATTAAAAGCAGGCCGAATAGCGGAAACGTTGGTTAGAGACATGCTATGGCTACAGCCTTCAAAAAACAATGGAAGGGATAAAGTCACAGAGCCTAATTTCCAAGCCATACAAGTTTCTTTAGCATATTTCGGGATAAGAAGAAATGACTTAACGGAAATCTTCACACGAGCAGGATTGATCAATTCTTCAAATCCGCATCCTTTTTTAGCTCAAATAGGTACGAATTATACCTCTTTAATAGAGTTTTACATCGCTTACCTTAAGGAGCGGAAAGTATATTTTTCACGAATACAAAAGAAAATCCTCCAAGGGAAACTAAATATCCAGTGCCACCCTCTTCGGGACTTACAACGTGAGCCTAATAAGCCTCAAGATAAGGAAGAGGCCATATTCCTACCTCGTGGTCTATTTAATGAAGCGATCATTAATTGTTTGAAAAAATCCAAATTGAAGCAATTAATAGAATCTCCTACCCGAGAAAAAAGTCCGGCATTGAATGTCTCATACTTGATCCAGAACTATTTTAGAACTTATTTCGAAGATCAATCTCAAGAATTCTATGCACAACCCCGTAATTATCGTTTATTCGATAAGTTATCACCGAATAAGGGTAAATCCAAAAGCTATTTATCCTTAGAGCAAAGGATCAAGAAAATGGAAGAACTAAGGCCATCCAAGATTCCTGTTGCAGAAGCTAATAAGCTATTAGAGAAAGAAGATAGACTTTATCGTAAGAATTATAACGAAATATGCGATAACGAGTCTATAATCAGACTCTACCAAATACAAGATATTCTTTTATTTATGATGACCAAGGAATATCTTCCTTCTGATTTATACAACAGAATTAACAAATACAAACTAGAAAACGTCAAAGGTATTTTAAATGAGAGAGTTTCTTACTTGATCGATCTCAACCCTTTAAAAATACAAGGAGAAGATATCAAGATAAAAGACTACGGAAAGTTATTTTATATACATCATGATACAAGAATCAGCTCTTTGAATAAAGTATTAAGTAAAGTCAAAAGAAACAATAGTATATCTTCTAGCGTAAAGATTCAACCTTATGAAAATTATAAAAGAGAATGCCTAGATTTCGAAGAAGCCCAGATACAAATCATACCTATCATTCATTCTTTCGAAATCGCTATGGTATCGATGTTCCCAGATTTAAAGAAGGCTACTCCCGGAAATTATTATGATTTTAATGAGCTAATTACAGAATATGAGAAACGAACTAAACAAAAGATAGATAGTTCTTTTCTCATTAAAACTCGGAATATGTTCTTACATGATAAATACGAAGCTGAATGTATCAAAGAGATTTCTGACGATTTCGTCTATGCAAAAAAGATTATAGCAGAATTTAAAATGAAGATAGAAAATATAAAATTAGAAGACCTTTCGAATGACTCATCAGCATAAAAACATTTTATGCTCTTTGGTTGAAAGGTAGAAACAACAATCTTTTAACCTGAATTTCGCAATCAGTTGTATTAACCTTTAGTTTGAAAGGTAGAAACAACCCCGTTTTAGTCGTTACCTTGACCTCGGAAGTTGTATTAACCTTTAGTTTGAAAGGTAGAAACAACTCATATTTACCCCTCCTGAATAATTACGCGTTGTATTAACCTTTAGTTTGAAAGGCAAAAACAACATTTTAAGATATATACTCTTATCAACTTAAATAATCAAGAAAAACCTTTGTATTTCAAATAAACTTTACTTACTTGCAGCATTGTTAACATTTAAATTCACACGATATGAAGAAAACATTATTATCTCTCATTTTCGTCGCAGCCATAACAGGCTGTAGTATTATTCCTAAATCTCCATACCAACAAAGCGCAGTGGTATTAGATTATTCAGAATATACAAACAAAGGATTTTTTATGACAGAAGCCAATTCTGTCAATTTTGAATATAAAGCTATTGGTAGTGTATCCGCAAAAGTTCAAAGTGGTTATGAGATTATAGGAGAGAGCGTTCGCAAAGGAATGAAAGATGATATTTATGGGGAGACCTATGATAAGCATAAAGTCAAATACGGAAAATACAAACAAGCTTTTTCTGATGATGCTATTAATGTCTTATGTAATAAAGCAATGGAAATAGGAGCAAATGGTATCATTAATATCAAGGTCACTTATCTGCCCGCAATAAGAGATTTAAAAACAGGAATTGTTATTGAACCAGATGCTATCATTGTCACTGGCATGGCTATCCGGAAATAATTTGGATTCATCAAAAACTTTTCCTTAATTGCAGTAATGTTAACGTAAAAACTAGTCAAACTTATGATTGTAAATAAGGTTTTAAATATAACCTCAGATGATGTGGAAAATCAAAAGGATTTGCAAATTCTTTTAGATTGGAAACGCACGCTTCAAAATAAAATCAATGAACTGAAAGTTCGTTTGGAGGTTGCAAGAAAAGAATATCAAACTCTTAATTCGGAAGAAAACAAATCAATTCTTATTAGGACATCTGACGCAAGAAACTATAATATAGCCTTTCTTGAATTGTTAAATGCTCGCATTAAGAAATTAAGGAATAAGAATGGTTTAGGAGATCATATCCAAAATCTGCGTAATTTCAAAGCAGTTGCAAAGGAAAAGCTTTCAGAGGAGTTATATGAAGAAATAAAAAGGCTAGCAATAGAAAGAACCGAAAAAACAAGCGAATCGAAGTTTTGAAGCAAAAGCTATTGCCATCTCAAAAACTTTCACCATATTTGCAATGCGTTACATTTTGACAAGGCGACAAAGCCTCGCCATTTATTGCTGCGGGCATTTTTTATGCCTACGGTTAAAAATATAGTTCCGACCCCCGTGTGGAGCGTTAATGCGCCCACTGCCTTGTCAAGGTGTAACGCAACGGGAAAGCGGAACTTTTTTGTTCCCTTCTCGTATATTAATTTATTAAATGCGTTACATTATGACAAAGAAAAATTCAATTACCTTGCAGCCCGAGGTGGCTACAAGCGTAAAGGTATCCAATCCTTTCACATGGACAACCGTCCAAAAGTTCTACAACCTCTTACCTCTTGGTATCGCCTCCTGCAAATCCATTTACGAGGCTAAAATGTACACGGTAGCTTTATTGGTTATGCTGTCTCCAGTGTTCTTTCCACTGGTCATCGTAGCTTGGTTCGTTTATAACTCAGCGAAGAAAGGAGGCCAAAATGATTAGACTGGAAGATATATGTATATCAAACCTGATGCTGGATGCGATCAGATATTGGCAGGAAAATGATAAAGGTGGGTTAGAAGAAGATGTTAAGGCCATTGACAGCGCTATCACTTTCATTGCATGCGAGCATGATGCCCCGGGTGTACTTTCTGAAAAAGAATCATTGTCGCTTATCGCGGCTCTAAGTTTTCTGAAAAAAAGATTATGTTTGTTTGAAGGAAAGGAGGAACCGAAATGAAACTCCAAGAAGCCCTGCGCCTACTCGACATCGTAACCGATGTAAACGGACAATATAGTAAAGAAGAACGAATGCGTGCCGCCATGAGATTGGAAGAGCTGTTACGTTTGTTACTCCCAGAGGAATGATTATATTTGCGATATGTTGACGTTCGTTATCATATTAGGTTTTGTCATGCTGATCGGGGCCTCGATTAATGAGGCTAAACGCAGTGGAAATACAACGGCAAAGGTTATAGCTACTGTACTGATCTTCTTTTTCCTTTTCTTTTTACTATCCTTAGTTTAAAGATATGTCCTTTAAAAGCTCCCTTCGGGGGGCTTTTTTTGTGTCTATAAATTGGATGTTATGGACATATACAATCACTTTGAGTATTCGGAATGGATCGCTAGGCATCTAGCCGCTATCGGTCATACGGACGGGGAATGTCATTTCCTCCGTAGTGACGAGGTAGAGGAAATCTCCGATCTGGAAGAACGTATCTCCTCTATCCGGGATCATGTATTAGTCGCCATCGATGGGCTTAACTCGGATTTTTCTTGGCTTAACAATGATAACCTCGTAAATGTCCCACAATATTTTATCGCCCTATTAAAGCAATGCGAGGCCGGGGATATCGACGGGATTCACTTTGCGAAAGCGGAATGCAAGGATCTTCTCATGCAGATCGTCTGCCGGATGATGCTCGACTGGAACGAGGAACGTAACGGGCTTCAGTTCCTAGAGCTAAACAGCATGACCTTTCGGGGCATTGGTCCCATGGGAGATAATTTCTATGGGGTGATGTTAGGCTTCAATCTAAGAAAGCCTATCCCCTTCTCTATCGACAAATCAATGTGGGTATGATATGGGAGTCATGAAAAGATTGAGCGAGCAGATGCGCACACCTAAACGCAGGAACTCCCTAATCGGAGCGAGGGAAGGATTACCCTTCGAGATCTCGCTAGAGTCAACCAGCCGGATCGCCCGGTATGAACGTAGGCAGGATAAGGAGAAATTGAGACAATTCAATTCTGAGGTAAAGGAATGGATGGGTTACGTGATCCAAGACTTAAAAGGGAATATCGCCTTGCTTGTCCAGAAAGATGAGTTCCTATCGGACTCCCTAGAACCCAGAATTTACAAAAGTAAAGGAGAGACCGAACGAGTGGGATTCAGTTTCGCCCGTGAAGGTATCTATATCCATAAGGGAGCCGGACGGGGCCAAGGTGGTTTCCGGGGCGGCTCTAAATGGACGGACAAATACGGGAAGCTGAAAAAGACCAACCCGGATTCTTTCTACCTGATGGGAACCGGCAACCGCCACCCGATCCGTTGGTTCGATCCCATCATCGAAAAGAATCTTCCCAAACTGGCAGACATCGTAGCGGACTACGCCGCCGATATGCAAATCGACGCATCACGAATTTTCATAGATAAAGATTAGGATATGGCAGGAGATTTAAACAGGAGCATCAAGATATACTTGGATAACTCCGACGCAATGACTAGCGCATCGGAGTTAGAGACGAAAATCGGGGAACTGGAGAAAAAGCTACTTGATCTCCGGACGGCCGGAGAAGGCAATAGTAAGGCGGCAAAGAAAATAGAACGTGAGTTGACTGCCCAAACCCAGAAGATGCAAAAGTATAAGCAAGAGGTCGCTGATACGGAAAGAGTATTGAAGAACCTAAGTGGAGCTACTTATAATGACTTAATAAAGACAAAGAATAAAATTTCAACGGAGCTGAAAAAAGTAACTCGTGGTACCGCTGAATATAACACTAAGTTAGAAATGCTGAAACGCATCTCCAAAGAAACCGCACTAGCCCAACAAGAGATGCGTGTAGAGATCGGTTGCCAAGCCTCGGTCTGGGGACGTGCCACAGATTTCGTAAATAAATATATGGGAATCATTGGTACCGCAGTGGCAGCCATTACGGGTATTACTCTTACTTTCAACAAATTCCGTGAAGCCCGCAATAAACTGGAAGAAAGCAAGGCCGATGTAAAAGCTCTTACAGGCCTAGATGATGAAAGTATAGAGTGGCTTACAGATCAAGCAAAACGTCTTTCCACTACAGTTACCGAAGAAGGTATCCGCATACGCCAATCCGCTGATGAGATACTGGAAGCTTATAAATTAGTAGGTTCCGCTAAACCCGAATTGCTAGCAAATAAAGAGGCTTTAGCAGAAGTGACGGAGCAAACGCTCATCCTCGCCTCTGCCAGTGGCATGAAACTTACAGATGCGGTAGATGCCGTCACCTTGGCATTAAACCAATATGGGGATGGAGCTGATCAAGCCGCTCGATATGTAAATGTACTTGCCGCCGGAAGTAAATTCGGTGCGGCAGCCGTAGAGAGCCAAACCAAGGCTATAAAGACAAGTGGTGTCGCAGCCGCTTCCGCAAAGATCCCGATCGAACAACTGGTTGGAACCTGTCTCTTATACACATCTCCGAGCCCACGAGACTACGCTGCATCTC